AAGGCAAAGGCTCGATTTGGAAGGAAAGGATTCCATGGCAGGCGATTGGATTCCAGCTTGCAAGGGTCTGACACGCAAGCGCGAAGTCGTTGTGATAGCGGCGGCTACCGGCCGGTCGCGCCACGAGGTGGCCGGGCTTCTGCTCGACTTCTGGGAATGGGCAGACGGGGAATCGGTCGATGGATCGATCCCCGGCGTTAGCCTATCCCAACTCACAAGCATCATCGGTGCCGACCTGGTTTTCTGGAACTCAGTCGTCGCCACAGGATGGCTTGAGACTCACGACTCGGAAGGTCTTATCGTCCCCAACTTCGACCGCTGGCTGGGCAATTCCGCCAAGAGCCGTCTAGTTGAGACTCGGCGAAAACAAGCCTACCGATCTCGGGACGAAGTTGTCCCGGATTTGTCCCAGAAAAAACGGGACAAAAACGGGACTACAGAAGAGAAGAGAAGAGAAGAGAAGAGGGAAGAAAAAACCCCCCGCGCGTGCGATCCTCCTGCACCCGTACCTGTGCAGCACGCACCATACGCGGCCACCGAGCCGCTTTCGGCTTCGGAGTTTGCCGACAGTGCGGAGGATCTAGCCCAAGCGTTCGCCAGCGTTTCCGCCTGCCCGTCCCGGTCGATCGAGAAGGACCCGCGCGAAGTAACGCCGACCATGCGCGACATCCTAACTCGCGCCCCGGCCTCGGAGATCCGCGACGCCATCAACGCTCCGGGCCGGGCGAAAACCGAAAAACTCTGGCAGTTTGCGCGGCGGTGGGAACGTCCTCCCGCGCGCGCCGCGCCGGAAAATCTGAGCTATTCCGGCCTCAAGAAATTCGCCGCAAACGGGGCTTCCCATGACACGAGCTGACTGGGTTCTCGTCGCCGCATACATTTCGGCGGCCGTGGTTAAGGACTTCACCGAGCACCAGGCCGAAGTTTACTTCGACCTGCTGCAAGACTTACCGACTGCAGCGGTCCAGATCGCGGCGAAGCAGTGCCTGCTCGAAAGCATTTACCCGACGATCCCAACCGTCGGGGCGATTCGGAAAGCAGCGACGGCCGCGGCGACTGGTTCGCATCGTCTGCCGCTGGCGATCGAGGCCTGGGAATCCGCTTTTTGGGCCGTCGGGCGCTACGGTCTTTCGCGGGAACGCGAAGCCCTGGCGACGATGCCGCCGGCCGTTGCGAAGGCTGTTCGGGCGATCGGTTGGCGGGCTCTTTGCGACACGAAACTGGACGATCTGGACACGCTCCGAGCCCATTTTCTGAAAGCCTACGAAGCCATGGCGGCGCGAGATCAGCGGCAAGGGTTGCTGCCGAACAGCCTGAAAGAAACGATCGAGGCAATCGGCATCGACGCCCAGCCGGCGCCGCTCGACAACCGAACCGGGGCCGAGATTTTGAAGGGTTTGCGTCTTCTCAACACCTGAAAAGGAGTCTCCCAATGTCCACGTACTACCAGGAATGCGACAGCGACACGATCGAGATGGCCGCGCGGCTGATCCTCAAAAACCACGAGGAAATCCGCAAGGCGGACGTCTCGATCACCTACCTCTTCGCCGCGAACGAGGAAGGTCCGGCGCTCGTTCATGCGGGCTGGCCGGCGAAGGCGATCGTGAAGATCAACAGCCTCCGCGATCGCGTGGCCGGTCTCAAGGATGTGACGATCTGCCTGGATGGGGGCGGAGACGGCTGGAAGGAATGGACGAAGCAGCATCGCCTGGCCGTGCTCGATCACGAGCTGCATCACATCGAAGTCCGCAAGAACAAGGTCGGCGCGTTCATGTACGACGACGCGAACCGGCCGAAGATCCGGCTGCGGAAGCATGATTTCCAGTTCGGCGGCTTCCATCTGATGGCCTCGCGGCACGGCGAGCATTCGGGCGAGGTGTTGGCCGTGCGCCATGTCGAAGAGGTTTGGTCGCAGGGCGTGTTTAATTTCGCGCGTGAAGTGGCCGGGAAGGAGTAACCCCGGCGCCGCCGGCGAAAGGAAGCGAATGAAGATTTCGGCTCTTGCACCCTGGTTCGGCAGCAAGCGGACGCTGGCGCCGCGCATCGTTGAGGCCTTGGGGAAGCATCGCTGCTATTGGGAGCCGTTCTGCGGATCGTGTGCGGTACTGTTCTCGAAAAAGCGTTGCACTTACGAGACGGTCAACGATCTGCACACGGACTTGATCAACCTCGCGCTTGTCGTCCAGGGCGAGAAGACGGCTCTCGACCTCTACGGCCGAGTGAATCGCTGTCTGTTTCACGAGGCGTTGCTTCCGATCGCTAAGGCGTTCCTGATCGGCCGGGAGATTGAGCCCGGCACGCCCGACGTCGAGCGGGCCTACTGGTATATCGTTTTTTCGTGGATGGGCCTGAATGGCGTCTCGGGCACGCCGCTTTCGCATACGGGGACATTTGCCGTCCGCTATTCGGCGAACGGTGGCAACGGCGCCACGCGGTGGGAATCAGTCTGCGAATCATTGCCAGAGTGGCATCGTCGGCTTGTGGGTGTGCAGATTCTGAATCGGGACGCGATCACGGTTCTTGAGAGACTCGACGACGCCGAAGGAACGGCGGTTTACATCGATCCGCCCTACTTCACCAAAGGGGCGAAGTATGTTCACGACTTCGCGGCCGATGATCATGCGCGGCTTGCCGCGGCGATCAAGCGTTTCGAACGGTGCAGGATCGTGGTGAGCTATTACGACCATCCTAAGCTCGAGGAGCTTTATCCGGATTGGCAGAAGATCGATTGCGCTCTCGTCAAATCGATGATCAACCCAGGGCGAAATAAAGGCGAAGGGACCACGGTTGCGCCGGAGGTCCTGCTCGTCAACGGGCACGCCGAAAGGATGCTCTTCTAATGACCGACCCCGAATTCCGCTCCCTGGTGAAGCTCATGCGATCGAAGCAAAAGGAGTATTTCCGCACCCGGGATCAGGCCCTGATCAGCCATTGCCGCGACCTCGAGCGGAGGGTGGATGAGGCCCTCTTGCCGCCGAAGCCGGCCGGGTTGTTCGATGCGAAATCGGAGGGCTCGCCGTGAGGCTGACCTTCACCATCCGCGCCCTGCCGATCGCCCAACCCCGCCAGCGCGTGCGCGTCGTGCGTACCAAGGTCGGCCGCACGTTCGCCCAGAACTACACGCCGACGAGGGACCCCGTGAACGCCTTCAAGGCGAGTTTGCAGCAGGCGGCGGCCGAAGTCTTCCCGGGCCCGCTGCTCGATCGCCCGCTGGCCGGCGAGCTGCTATTCGTCTTCCCGCGCCCGGCGAATCTGGTCTGGAAGAAGCGAGCCATGCCGCGGCAGTGGCACGGGAAACGGCCGGACGCGGAGAACGTGGCTAAGGCCGTGATGGATGCGTTGACGAACGTGGTGTGGAAGGACGATGCCCAGGTGGCCCAGCTGCTGCTGCGGAAGGTGTATGCAGCGGGAGAAGAGGCGCCGAGCGTGACCGTGAGCGTCGAGGAGTTGGCGCCGATTGATGCGCCGTGTGAACCGGAGGGGGAGCAGGGAGGGTTGTTTGATGCGTGAAAAAACTTACAAGGCTACCTCTCTGACCGGGGCACAGACGCAGGTTAGAAGACTTCGCCGACAGCGCCGTGAACTGGTCAAGTTGGTCGAACTCTACAACTTTCAGCGACAGCAACTCGCCAAGCTCGCGGCGGATGGTCCGTGCTTTGACAACCCTCTGATCGTCTGGGAAGCGAAAAGAATTCGCGACCGGATATTAAAGGACATGGGATTGCGTGCTGATGGTAAGTTCCTGACCTGATTTCCCCCCGGACTCCGCCCCCCCTTATCCTCGCCGGCTGCCAACCGGCGATTTTTGTTTGGTGTTTCCATGTCCAAAGGCAAACGTTCGAAGGGCAAAACAGGCCGGAAAAAGCCGGGGGCTCTGGGGGCAGGTGCGCAGCCGGCGATTATGACGGCCGCCGAATCTGCGAGTAGGACACCTGAACCTGGGGCCTCTGGCTCACGCCGCGACGAGTCGGGCCTGACCGCGCGGGAGATGAACGTTCTGATCGGCAAGGCGATCCGCCACGACTTCCCTCTAGACGCCGCCGGCTTCGCCCAGGCCGTGGAGACGACCAAGCGGAACATGGGCCACGATGACGGCCGCACGAGCAACGGCGCCGTCAAGAACTGGATTGAGATGGTACGGAGGCAGGACTCCCTCTCGACCCACGACGAGCAGGCCGAGCTGTGTAAGCAACTGACCGAGGCGATGAATGAGCTTCGCAGCGTTAATCCAGCAGGCTCAGGGGCAGCTGGCGGCCTTCCGGCTGCTCCGGGCGACCAGCCGGCCGATCCCGGCGCCGCCGCTGCGTGAGTGGGCCTATCGCTACGTGCCTGGCTACTTCCCGGTCGCTCCCTCCAAATTTCACGCCTGGCTGGTGCCGCGGCTGAGCGACTTCCACCGAACCCGCGGGCAGAGGTTGAACGTGCTGGCGCCCCGCGGGGCGGCAAAGTCCACCTGGTCCACGTTCGCCTACCCGCTCTACCTCGCGATCCACGGCATCGAGCCCTACATCATTCTCACCTCGGACACGGGCGACCAGGCCCACAAATACCTGGACGCGATCCGGGCCGAGCTGGAAACAAACGAGTTGCTCCGCACGGACTATGCCCATCTCAGCGGCCGGGGCGCCATCTGGCGAGAGGATCGGATTCGCCTGGCCAACGGCGTCATGATAGAGGCTATCGGCACCGGCACGAAATTACGCGGACGGAAGAACAGATCGCACCGGCCGAGCCTGATCATCGTGGACGATCCCCAGAACACCGGGCACATCCTGAGCGCCCTGCAGCGGGAGCGATCCTGGGAATGGCTGGTCAAGGACGTATCGAACGCGGGAAGCCCGATCACGAACATCATCGCTCTGGGAACGGCTTTACATCGAGACTGCATCGTCTGCCGGCTTCACTCACCGAAGGACGGGGCCGGCTGGACCTCGCACCTGTTCACGTCCGTCATCTCGTGGCCGAAGCGCATGGACCTGTGGCGGGAGTGGGAGCAATTCCTGCTGGACCACGACGACGATGACCGGCAGGCCAACGCGAAAGCCTTCTACCTCGCGAACCAGAAGGCCATGGACGCCGGCGCCGAAGTGGTGTGGCCCGAGCGGGATTCGCTCTATGCCCTGATGCTGCTTCGCGTGTCGATCGGCGTCACGGCCTTCGCCTCGGAGCGGCAGAACGACCCGACGAATCCCGAGGCCTGCGAGTGGCCCCCGGAATACTTCGACCATGCCGCCTTCTGGTTCGACGCCTGGCCGGACAACCTCGTCATGAAGGCGATCGCCCTGGACCCGTCGAAGGGCAAGGACGCCAAGCACGGGGATTACTCCGCCTTCGTCTACGGCGGCACCGACAAGAACGGTGTCCTCTGGCTCGACGCCGACCTGCAGCGGCGGGACACGTCGAAGATCGTCAGCGATGGCCTCGCCCTCTGCGACCGCTTCCATCCGCACGCCTGGGGCTCGGAAGTGGATCAATTCCAGGAGCTGCTCTGTATCGAGATCGCCCGCGAGATGAAGAAGCGGCCGCGCCCCGTGGCGGTCTATGGCATCCCGACGGGCAACGTGGCGAAAATGATGCGGGTGCGCCGCCTGGGGCCCTACCTGAGCCAGCGAAAGCTGCGGGTGAAGTCGCGATCGCCGGGGGCGGCCTTGCTCGTGCAGCAGCTTCGGGACTTCCCGAACGGGGATCATGACGACGGGCCGGATGCGCTGGAGATGCTCGAGCGGCTGCTGCGGCACCTGCTGACGAAGGGCGAGAACGAGGCCGGGGGCGGAGCGCCCCGGCTGATCACATGAGGGGGAAGCTATGCAGGGCAAGCTGCTCGTTTGCGTCGCCAACTTGAAGAGGATGCCCGAATTCCGAAAGGCCGTGAAGCAATCCGGCAGCCGGTGTCGTTCGGCGATTCGCGTCAATTGGGATCACGACGGGAGCCGAAGCCTCATTCTGAAACTGGATGGCCCCCTTCTCCCCAAGGTGACCGAGGCATGCGTCATCCCGACGCTTTCGCTGGACGATTTCATTCAATTGCTCAAGGCTCGCTAGGCCAAGGAAGGCCCCATGACAACCCTGAACGGACGCCCGAAAAAGCCCGTCGAGATCAAGGCCACCATCTCCGAAGCGAAGGAGCAGGCAAAGCTGCTGCGCGTCCAGGCTGCCGCGGCGAAGGCCGGCTACGAACGCGATCTCTATGAGGGCCTCTGGGGTTGGTGGGACGACTTCGGCGGCTCGGATCTCTGGGACCGGCTACGCCCCTCGAGCCAGGACGAAGACGGCGAGCGCTGGGTTCCGGCGAACATCCCCAGCGACCGCCGGCACGGCTACAACTGGCCCATCTGGCGCACGCAGGTCGAGCTAGACGAGCGCCGGCAGCAAAGCCGCATCCTTTGCCAGACGAACAGCTTCGCGATCGGCCTGCTCAAGAACATGACGAATAACGTCATCGGCAAGGGATTCAGTTACAAGACGAAAGCGAAGGGTGACGATCCGACGCCCGAGGCGGAAGCCACTGCGAAAAAAACGCAGACGTTCGTTGACTACTTCCTCCGCTCTAACCGCTTCAACGCGAACCAGATCGACCCGCGGAGCAACATGCTCGTCGCCATGACGCGCGAGCGGGAAATCTTCCGGCGGGAGAACGGCGGGGACGGCGAGTGCTTCGTCCGGCTGTTCCACCAGGAGAACGGCTGCACGTACATCCGCTTCATCGAACCGGAGCAGATCAGGGAAGGGCACGGCGGCACGGCGCAGGAAGGTTGGTCCGTCGGCATTCGCCATTCGATGCAGCCCGTCGAGGACGTGGAGACGCCCGAGGAATACGCCGCCTTCTGGCCGGACCCGTCCGCGAAGGGTGGCGGGGGCGGCAAGCCCGAGGATAAGGGCAGCTGGGAGATGATCCCCGCGAAGGAGATCGTCCACCTGAAGGGCCTCGACACGGCAAGCACGGTCAAGCGCGGCATTAGCCCTTTCCAATTCGACACGCTCAAGGCCCTCGAGCGGGCCGCCAAGCTGCAGAAACACGCCAGCATGGGGGCGGCCGTCCGCGCGGCGACGGCGGAAATCTGGCAATCGACCACAGCCACGCAGGCCCAGGCCCAGGACCTGAGCGACGCCGTGAAGGTCTTCACGCGCACCAACGGAACCACGGGCCACACGGAGAACGTGGAGCGGATCCGGCCGGGCACAGTGCGCCGCGTGGGTGGTGGGCAGGAGCTGGCCTCGCCGCCGGCTGATCAGACGCAGAGCTATCTGTCCGGCGTGAGCGGGGATCTCCGCCAGGCGAACGCGGCTTTCTGCGCTCCGGAATTTTGGACCGGCGACGCGAGCAATGGGAATTATTCCAGCCTGGAATCGGCAGCTGCCCCGGCCGTGCGCGCCGGGCAGACGGACCAGGAATACTACAAGATTGCGTTCGGGCTGATCGTGTGGAAGGCGATCCTCTGGGCCGTGGAGTGCGGGCTTCTCCCGAAGGACACGCTGGACGTCGTGGACCTGGACGTCGAGGCCCCGGCCGTGCTGCATCGCAACGAGCTGGAGAAGGCCCAGGAAGATCAGCTGGGTGTCATGAACGGGTGGAAGGACCGGCAGACGTGCGCGAGCGAGCGCGGGCTGGATTGGGATACGGTGCAGGCGAATAACCAGGAGTATCAGGACGAGCAGGGGGGTGGGGCGGGGGGTGGCGCGTCGCCGTTCGGACTTCCGCCCGAGGGACAGCCGGGCTCAGGCGGCGGCCTGAGTGGCCCCGTTTCCGAATCCCTGCTGGAGTCGATGGACGCCGTTTGCCTGGAAGCGGGGTTCACGGGGGTCATCACGGATAAGCGCGGGCGGAAGATTCACTACCTGAACGGCAAGCGCGTTGCGGCTCAATCCTTCGACCCGACCAAGGAAGAATTCGGGCCTCGGACGCGGCAGCAGAATCAGCGGCACCAGAAGCGGCAGGGGTCCGTCTACAACCGGAAGACGAAGCAATGGGAACAGCCGGCGAAGGCCATTGAACCGGGGGGCAAAAACCTAGCCGACGAAGTTCACGCTGCGGGCAAAGAGATTCCGAACGCCTTCAACGGCCGGCCTCACGCGGAGGCGCCGGAGTGGATGCCTCACAAGGTTCACATCCTTGACGTTTACGACAAGCTGAAAGCCGATGGAAAGCTTGGCGGAAAGACCCTCGATCAATTCAAGGCGGATCTTCTGGCGGCGCATCAGCGCGGGGATATTCGCCTAGCGAGAACCGATCTCCCCCAGGCTACGGGCGACCCCAAGAAAGTCCAGGACAGCTCTATTAAGCATCTCACGTCGGAATTCAACAACGTAGAAATTCCGCCGGCGAATTCCAGCGAACCGGCGACTCCGCCGAGCAACATAGACCAAGCTACTTCAGCATTCCGCGGACACCTTGACGCCGCGAGCAAGAAAAACCTGGACCCCGCGGCTCTCGATGCTGCAATTAAGGGTGCGGCGAAAACGCTCTCGGTCAAAGATTCCGCAAAAGTCGCGAACGATTTAGGCATTCCTGGCCGCTTCAAATCGAAAAAGGATGCCCTGGATCACATTTCGAGAAGAATTCACGGGATGCAAAATACCGTTGAGCGCGTCGATGTTTCTTCGGCCACTAAGCCGGCTTCAAAACCGAAGGCTAAGCGCCCAGCCAATCCGTCTTTACCAGAACGGAAAGCGATACCGATTCAGCTTCCAGTGGAAAATAAGCCATACCCGAGCATCAACAGCAACGATCGCCACAACGCCATGAACTCCAGCGAGCACACGCATAAGCTGGATCCAAAAAACCTCATCGCCACCCAAAGGAACGTCCTGAGCGATGCGCTAGACCGCATCAAGGGTCCGCTGCGTGAGGATAAGCCGATTCTTGTCATTAGGCATAACGGAAAGGACTACATCGAAGAGGGGCACCATCGCGCGGTAAAGGCCATGCAGACCGGGCAGAAGGTGCCCGCGCGAGTCATGACCGTTTCGGCTGACGGAAAACTACACCCGATCAAGGAATGACCCTCACCCGCCAACTCGCCACCCACGGCCACGCCCGCCAGCTCGCCGCCAGCGCCGCGGCCGACCGGATCGGCAACGCCACCGATAGGGCCTTGGGCGCCGTCTGGCGCGGCCTGATGTCCATCCTGCGCACGCACACCCAGGGCGCAACCGCGTTCATGGAGGCCCGGCATCTCCTGCGTGGCACGCTCCCCGCGCTCGACGCCGTCCTTGCGGATGGCCTGGCCGGACTCGCCACGGAAGCCCACGAGCATTCCGCGAAGGCCCTGGCCCGCACGCTGCCGGCGAACTACCTGGCTGCGGCGCTGGCCCAGAAGGGCAACGTCCACCGCGTCCGCGAAAGCCGGGATGTGATGGAGGCCGGTTTGCTGCAGTTCGCCCTGGACGCCGCCGGCCTGCGGATCGACATGCCCATGGACGCCATCCCCACCGACGAGACGGCAGCCCGCAACCTGATTCAGTCGCTCCTCTTCCCGCCCCCTGACCGGCTCAGCGTCTACCGGATCGTGCGCGGGCTGCAGATCAACGGGCAGACCTGGGAGCAGCGGCTACGGGGCACGGTAAGCGCCAGGTTCAGCCCGAACATCCTCGCCGGGATCATCAGCCTCGGTTATTCGCAGGGGAAGGATGTGAAAGCGATCGCGCAGGACCTGCGCCCGGCGATGGAAGGGATTCGCACCTCGGCGAAGCGGCTAGCGCGGACCTACGGGATGGCAATCGCCCACCACACCCAGCAGCAGACGGCGGACCAGCTCGGGGACCTGGTGATTGGGTGGACGATTCACAGTGTGCACGGGAACCCGAATTCGCGGCCGTGGCATGTCGCGCGGGACGGGACGGAGTATTTCAAGGAGCCGGAGCCGTGGCAGAAGGGGCTGGCCCAGCTACCTCATCCACCGCTCGAGGCTGCGGATCCGGCGGAGCGTCCGAAGGGGGCGCCTCACATTGCCTGGAATTGCCTTTGTTATGCGACGCCGATTCTGAGGCCGCTGGGTTGAGGATGCTTCGGGCGGCACGGGCATTCGCTTGGTTGAGGCAATTCCCGCATGGCCCGGCATCTGGATAGAACCAGCAGCCGCATGATGGGCAGCCTTCTCGGCCCGGCTCGCGAGGTGGCGTGAAGAATCGTTTAAGGGCGCGGAGTCCATCACGGACGTTTCCGGGCGGGATATCGCCCCGTGACGCCAGGTATTCCCGCCACAGATCCCCCGCGACCATCTCCAACTCCTGCAGCTTTTCGAACTCCGCAACCATGCGCAGCAGATCCTGGCCCAGCAGTCGCACCGTCGCGGCGCCGGTCTGATGCTCTTCCTCGAGGCGGTCGGACAGGACCTGCAGATAGGCCTGCGCGTCGTCCAGGAGTTTTTGCAGCGTGTGGGTCACTGGTTGCGACATTCGCCCTCCACAATCTGCGGCTCATCGGCGACTCGCGCCTTGTCGAAAGCCTCGCCGGGGTAGGTCTCGGCGAGGAAGTCTTGCTTGGTCACAATGACGGCTTTGTTCTGGACGGGCGCGTCTTCCATCATCGACTTTATTACATCAGCCGTTTTCTGCGATAGGTCGGACACCGGAGGAACCTTCATCCAGGGCTGCGCCGGCCTCAGCATCGCCACCACGCGCCGGGCAATGTCGTCCTTGTCTTCGTCCGAGAGGATGAGGAGGCCCTGTCGGTCCATTTGCATCGGGGGAGGCTCAGCCGGAATCGGCCCATTGGCGTTCTCGTGCCATCGCCACCAGCTTCCATCCTTGGCTTGCCATACCATCGGAATTTGCCCCCGGATTCCCCGCGCATCCATCCTTGCATCCGTATGACGCGCGCCGCCATTAAACCACGATCCGCCCGGCCGTCCCAGGGAAGGGCCACCGCAGGGGCAAGACGCCCCGCCGGGCGGGTTCTCCGCGCCGAACTCCGCGAGGAGCGAGTCAGCGGGTTTACGGGCGATGCCGCCAGCCGCGTCGATCGCACCCAGCCCGGCCTCATTATCATCCGTGGGGTGAAGGTCGTTGGCAAGCGATCCCCCAATCGCCACGGCATCCAGGGGGCCGAGAACGGGACGGAATACCTCGATTCGGCCCTGCAGGAATCCCTGCCGCTCTATGAAAACCTGCTCGTCAACATCGACCATCCGCCGCGGCTGAATCCGAATCAGGACCGCGGCAGCCGCGAACGGCTTGGCAAACTCGTCAAGGCCCGCGTGGTTGAGGGCGAGACCTACGCTGATCTGGTCATGCTCGAATCCGTCGAGATGGCCAACGTCATCGCCAATGCGGCGGAAGCCATGCCCGAGGCCTTCGCCCTGTCCCACAACGCCCGGGGCGTGGGCGAGGTGGTCAACGGCGTCTATGTGATCCGCGAGATTCCCGAGGTTCGCTCGGTGGACGTCGTGAGCTACGGCGGCACGAATACCAGCCTCTTCGAAGGCAAGGAAACGAAGATGAAGACCAAAACCCTCCGCAAGCTCCTTCGCGAATCGGCCATGGACGGGGAGTGCAAGAAGAAGCTCCTCGAGATGGGCGACGAATACGCCCCGGACATGATGGACGCCGACGAGCCGGCCGCCGAAGGGGTGGGCGATCACAAGGACGATCTGGTTGAGGCGATCAAGAAGCTGGTCGCCAGCGAGGCGCCCGAGGATCACGCCCTGGCCGAAAAGATCATGAAGCTGATGAAGCCCGACACGGGCGAGCAAGCCGCCCCCGTCGAAGAGGACGACGATGACGGCGTGAAGGGCGATAGCGCCGTGAAGGAATCTCGGGAGCTGAAGGCGGAAGTCAAGTCGCTCAAGGATGACCTCGCCGTCCGCGATCTGTGCGAGTCGATGCAGTTCAGCCCGAGCGCCACCACGCGGAAGGCACTGCTCGCGCTTGGCAATGAGAAGGACCGCAAGGCCATGATTGGCGAGCTTCGCGGCAACCGCTCGGCGCCCCGGAGCGGCTCGCCTGGCCGGCCCGTGCAGGAGTCGCGCAACGATGCTCTGCCGAAGGAAGCCAAGGACCGCCGGGCCGCGTTGCTTCGCTGATCTGCGGGCTTGCCTGAATGAGATTCACACGGCCGGCGGAGCCGGTCTGGACACGGAAAGGGATTTCCGATGGGTATGAACAAGGCCGACCTGCATGACTCCTTCAAGCTCCGCCGGACCTATGGCCGGTTCGATGACTTCGACTTTTACGTCGATGCCCAGTTCTGGACGAAGACGCTGAACGGCTCCGCCACCGTGGCCGTCAACAGCGGCGACGCTGGCATTCTCACCATGTCCGCGATCGATTCGAGCACCAACCGCGAATTGTACGTGGGCTCGACCGTGGCCTTGTTCCTGGTCCAGGCCAACAAGGCGATGATCTTCGAAGCGGATGTGCAGTTCACCCAGGCCAACGTGAACAACATCGGTGTCATGTTCGGCATCTCGGACGCCGTTTCCAACGGCATGATTGCCGACACGACCCTCGACGCGAAATCCTCCTTCTCGGGCGCGGTGATCTACACGAAGCAGGGCTCCACGCTCTGGCAGACGTGCAGCTCGAACGTCACCACGCAGTACAAGAACACCAGCACGAAGACGGCCGGCAACGGCTCGACCTACCAGCGATTGCGCATCGAGATCGAGCCCGTCTCTTCGACGCTGGCCGAAGTCACCTACTGGGTCGATGGCGTGCAGCTACAGATCAGCGGCGGCCGGCCCGGCACCTCCTTCATCAAGGACCAGCTCGTCTACACGGGCATGGGGCGAAGCAAGGTCTTCTTCGGCCTCAAGAACGGCTCGTCTTCGGCAGAAGTGCTCAACATCGATTACGAAGCCCACGAAATGCTGGCGCGACTCTTCACGTAATCCCCCTGGCTTGAACGGATTCGGACCCGGGGCTTTCCTGAAAACGCAAGGACGCGACCCATGTTCAAGATGATCAACGTCAAGGAACTCAAGCGGCAGTACGAGCTTGAGCCCCAGCAGTGCATGGCCGACCTTTGCGAAGGCCTCGAGTCGAAAGAGCTGCGCCCCGAAAACTTCTCGATGCGCGACCTGTTCGAAGCCCTCATCCCGAACGGCCGCGAGCTTCTGTACGAAATCCAGTTCCGCCGCGGCCGTGGCAACCGGGCTGCGATCCTGGAAGCCGCCCAGGCCGTCTCCACGGGCGACTTCAGCAACATCACGGGCCAGATCGTCTACAACAAGATCCGCGAAGCCTACGAAGACCCGTCGCTGTTGTGGCCCGAACTCTGCACGACGCAGACGACGGAGTTCCTGAACGGCGAGCGCATCCCGGGCGTCGGCCAGATCGGCGACAAGGCCGAAGTCGTCGAGGAAGGTGCCCGCTACCCCTACGTTGGTCTGAACGAAGAGTGGACCGACACCGCGGCGACCATCAAGCATGGCTTCATTGTTCCCGTCACGCGCGAAATCATCGTCGCCGACCGCACGAGCCTGGTTCTCAGTTATGCGTCCAAGGGCACCCGCTGGGCTTCCGTTCTCAAGGAAAAGGAAGTCCTGGATTACGCGACCGGCCAGAAGAACAACTACAACCGCAACGGCGTGAGCCTGAACACCTACCTCACGTCGGGCGCGTACATCAACAGCCAGACCGGCAATGCCCTCGACGGCCAGGCCAACGAATGGCGGGCCCTCGAGAAGGCCGATCTGCTTTTCGACGCGATGACCGATCCGAACACGGGCGAGCCCATCGGCATCCCGGCGAATCCGACCATCCTGGTTCCGTCCGCCCTGGTCCGCACGGCGAATCGCATCGTCGGCGCGACCGAAGTTCAGACCGTGGACATGCGAGCCCAGACGACCACGATCCGCACCACGGGCAAGAATCCCTACAGCGACCGCCAGCCGAAGGTGCTGAGCAACCAGTACGTGAAGGCCCGCACGGGCTCGACGTCGCAGTGGTTCTACGGCGATTTCAAGGCCGCGATTCTGTGGATGAGCGTTTGGGACATCGAAGCGACCCAGGCCGCCAGCAACAGCGAGGCCGAATTCGAGCAGGACATCTGGGCGCGTCACAAGGTCAGCTACCGCGGCGTGGGGCAGATGTACGAGCCCCGCAAGCTGACCAAGAACGACACCTGAGATCGGGGCGCCCCACTGTAACGCCCAATGGTACACGAGGGTTTCCAGGCCATGGCCAACGAAGAGCAGCCCAAGACGGTCACCATCTCCGAACGCGAGTGGAAGCGCATCCAGGCGCGACTCGACGAAGCGGAGAGCCGCAGTCGCGTGGCCCTCGAGGCCGTGACCAACAGCCGCGCGAAGATCCTCGACCCCGAATACGAGGCCTGGAAGGCGAAGACGGGCCGCCCCGCTTCGGTCATCACCCAGGAAATCGCCGACGCAAAGTATGGGACCAAGGGCGAGCGCTTCACCTGCAAGCTCGACAGCACGAAGGAAGACGGCAAGCCCGGCCCGAACGTGAGCGAGCATTTCGCCCTGACCCTCTCGGCGAACTCGGATCTCGAGGCCCAGGCCCGCTACCTCGAAATCATGGGCATCAAAAAGCACGACTATAAGGTCGTGGTGGAACCCGCGGCCGCGCAGGCAGCCTAAAACGAATCACTCGCAAAGGCCGAGGATCGGCCTTCTTTGAGAAGGAAAAAGGAGTTTCCGCATGGCCGACCCCATTCAGCCCCAGGTAACCACGGTCGCCTTCAAGAGCGTTGGCTCGGGTGGCAATTCCGTCTTCCAGGAAATGACCAACCTGGGCGCCCAGCGCTACTGCCAGCTCGAGGCCCCGGGCTACGAGATGGCCCGCAGCGGCCGGAGCTTCTGTGGCGGCATCCAGGCCGTCACGAACGGCACGATTCCGCTCGTGGATCTGCCGACCACGACGGCGAAGCACATCCTGTACAACGCCGCGAACCCGGCGAACAACCCGCCGCGCCATCTGGTGATCAAGCGGCTCTCGTTCAGCTATGCCTCGGGCACGCTGGGCGCGTTCGGCTCGTCCGTCTTCGCGGGCGTTTCGCCCTCCGCCGTCACCGGCAACTGTATCCTGACCGCCAACGGCACCGGCTTCTCGATCGGTGCTACCCGTGGCACGGGCGCCTCGGTTGCCTTCATGGATACCGCGAAAACCGGCTTCCCCTCGGGTGCGGCCCTCGCCCTGTTCGGTGGCATCGCTCACGGGGCGGAAACCACGATGAGCATCGGCTACACGGTGGACATCTCGAATTCGCCGCTCATCGTGCCGCCGGGCTTCGGGCTCAACTTCGGCGTGCTGGCCGATACCGGCACCACGGCCAAGTACCTGATGAGCGTCTTCTGGGATGAGGTCGAGGCCGTTCTCCCGTAGTCCACGGACGGACTACATGAACACACGGAGCCAATGACGGGCCGCCGATAAAGGAGTTTCGCAATGGCCGATCCCATCCAGGGACAAGTAACGACGATCAGTTTCAAATCGACCGGCTCGGGTCAGGGCCTTGTCGAAGAAATGTCCAACCTCGGCAATGCCCGCCTGGCCCAGCTCGAGCCGGTTGGCTTCGAAATGGCCCGCTCGGGCCGTTCCTTCCAGGGTGGCACGAGCGCCGTCGCCGGGGCCGTGGCCGCGATCATCGACCTGCCGACCACCACGGGCCCCGTCGTCTTATTCAACTCGACGCCTTCGAGCGGAACCAAGGTGCTTGTCGTCCGTCGCCTCTCCTTCAGCTACGGCTCGGGCACGCTGGGCGCTACCGGCTCGACTCTGTTCGCCGGTGTGACCGGCGGCAAACTCGCCACGCCGTTGACAGCGAATGGCGCCAACTTTGCCACGCAGGCGAGCCGTAGCGCCGCAACCCCCGTCGGGTTCATTGCGGCGGCTCAGACCGTGGTGCAGGGCATCTGGACGTGTCTGGGTGGCATCGGCCACGGTGCCGCAACGACCACGAGCGTCGGCTATAGCGTGGATCTCGCCTCCCATCCGTTCATCGTGCCCTCTCAGTTCGCCCTGGTGATCGGCGTGCTGGGCGTCGCGACGGGCAACTACATGCTCTCCGTGAACTGGGACGAAGTGGAAGCGATTCTCCCGTAATTGGCAGACTTTGGCAGATGGTGGCAGGGGGAAGCCCGTGACGGAAGCCGAACGCATCACGCAGGAAGTCGCCGATCGCCGGTTCAACGCCGGCCAGGTCGCGATGCCGCGTTATCGCGTGGAGCTTCCCGGCATCCCGGCCGCCGAGCTGCTCGCCGACAGCCCCCAGCAGGCGATCGACCGCTACAACGATCTCTGTGGCATTACGGGCGTCTTTCAGGTTCAGCATCATGTGACGCTGATCGAGGACTATCCGCCCGTGCTGCCGGATGAGCTATGAGCCAGCAATCGCAGAACGTCGATCGGGCCATCACGAATTACACCCTGATTCTGGTGATGGTCACGGAGATGGTGGCCGCGGCCGGGCCGGCGGGCAGCCCGACGCAGGCTGATGTTCAACGGGTGGTGAACCAGGCCCAATTGCTCGGCGTGGTGACGCCCCAGCCCGACAGCTCGGTTGATGGCAAAAGTTACTCCTGGAGCGCCTACCAGGAGATGATCGGCCGGCATCTTGAGCAACTGATGAAGGTCCGCGCGATGCTCGCCGGGCCCTACGATGTGCGGAGCCAGGCGATATGAAAGTGATGCTCGGGGTTCCGGGTCTGGTCGTTCCGATGGAGCTTTGGGACTTCATCGAGCACGCATCCCTGAACCACGACGTCAAAGTATTCGGCTCCTGCAGGCCGGTCGGCAACTTCAACAAGACATGGTGCGAGGGGAACAATGCTTTCGAGCGCGGCGAGCGGGAACTGTTCGCCATGCTGCATACGGACACGTTCCCCAATTGCTACGGCTGGCTCGATCCGCTGATTGAGGATGTGGTTCAGTACAATCTCGCCCTGCTCAGTGTGCCGATCGCGATCAAGGATCCGCGGGGCAAGATGAGCTGTGGGCTCGGCGACGAGAACGACCCGTGGACGCCGTTCCGGCTTCTGACGGCGACCGAGTTGATGCAGCAGCCCCCCGTCTTCGACGCGGCGACGCTGGGCTACCCGGGGCGAATGCTCCTGCACAATAACGGCTGTTGGATCGCGGATCTGCGATTCCCGCAGTGGCGGCAAACGGACAGCGAGGGCGGCCAGATAGCCCATTTCGAATTCAGGGAAAAGAACTACCGCAACGCGGCCGGCGAGTGGGACACGATTGACGAGAGCGAGGATTGGTTCTTTTCCCGCAAGGTCCACGAACTGGGCCTGCCCAGTGCCATTAGCCGCCGGGTGACGATCCACCACGAAGGGAAATGGCGCTTCTCGAATAACAAGGCCTGGGGCAGCTACAAGCAGGACGAGGACCTTCGGTACAAATGGGATCGATCACAAACCCCGGACGAAGGATCGGCCGGAATGAACCCTGCCCATGCGGCAGCAGCAGGAAGCTGAAGCACTGTCATCCAGGAGCGTTCATGCAGGAGCAACAGCAGCAGCCGAACGGGATCGAACTGCCCAGCAAGAGCGTCAGCATCCGACTCGTCAAGGGACAGTCGGAACTGCTGCAGCGGAATGACGTCACCTTTCACGATTGGGCGATCCTCGCCGCGAAAGCCGATGTCATGATGCGCGAGACGTGCCCGGACGCGGAGCCGGACTGGACCGACAAGGAAGTAACCTTCCAACTGCACGCGGACGGCGTGGTCACGCGGGAAGGTGGCGAACTGATCACGCTGAACGAGTGGCACGCGATGCTGTGGATTTCGAACGCGGCCATGCAGCGAAACCTGTACATGATGGAAGCCCGCGCCGAGCAGCAACAGATCCAGATGGCCCGGATGACCAAGAATCTGATCGCCGGCCACCGATAACGAACCCAACGCCCCGGCAGGACGCCGCGGCCTGAACCGAGGAAAGGATTCCGCACATGGGACGCAAGTATACGGGCATCGCCGCCACCGTGGCCACGGGCACGAACAAGACCACGGGCAGCGTGCAGTCCGCCAGCACGATCCGGCCCAAGGTCTACGAAATCCTCGTCGGCTCGGAAGCGACGCCGGCCGACCAGGCCGCACAAATGACCGTGCTGCGGTTCACGGCCGTTGGCACGCCCGGCGGCACGTTCACGCCGATTGCGCTGGACCCGGGCGACCCGGCCTCGCTTGCGGTGTTCAATCAGGGCGTGTTCAGCGTCGAGCCGACCTACACGGCGAGCAGTAACCTCTTGCTGTTCACCTGGAACCAGCGCGCGACCTTCCGCTGGATCGTGAATCCGGGCTATGAGATCGTCTGCCCGGCGACCGCCAGCAACGGCATCGGCGTTCGCTCGCTTCTGTCCACGAGCACGCAGGCGGCCGATACCTCGATTTCCTGGGAGGAGTAAAGCGTTTCCCGGCTATAATCGGCCGGAGGAAACGTTTCTTCTTTGGCAATGGAGGTCTGAATCATGGCGAAGTGCGATCGATGCGAGGCCGATCTGGACGCGATCGTTGACCCGGCCGTAAAGGGCCACGGTTACGAATCCCAGACGGCGAAGACGGTCAAGCATCCGGCCGAGCCTCAGCGTTCCGCCGAAGAGAGAGATACGCTCTGCGCGGACTGCTACCGCAAGGATTTCGCCGTCGCGCATCCGGGCGTGGCCTGCCCGGTCTAAATCAGTGCCGAGCGGGGTGGCGCGGGCCGAGCAGGGCCCGCGCCTTTTTTATGGGGGATGCCATGGCAGGCGATAAGCAGCACACCGCGACCCGCGCCGCCGGTTATGCCATCGTGACCGGACCCGACGGCACCAGGGAAGCCGACACGCTGCAGTGCGGGCATTGCGGCGGCCATTGGGTCGTGTCTCCCGGTAGCGGCCGGCTGCGAGGCGTCTGCAGGATCTGCCACAAGGTCACCTGCGGTCCGAACTGCATCGCCGGCACGGCCTGTATTCCCCAAGAATTGCTCTGCGAAAACATCGAAAAGGGCCGCCCGCTCGACTTCCGCCCCATTGTCTCCCGGGCCTCCTGAAAGCGGGGTAACCGATGCCCCTGCAAGGGACCGCCTACTACGACTTCTTCGGCAACGCCGCGCCCCCGCCGATTCCCCGGCTGGCTGACCGCGGCGGCGCTACGCCCGTACATCTCCTGCAGATCAACCTTCCTTTCGTTACGGCTGGCTCGGGCATGGCCTGGGCCGTGCCGACGAATGAGGCGCCGCGACCGATCAAGGCTCGGCTGCTCAATCCGGACATCGGCGGGAACTGGGTGCCGGGTGGCGTAACGGGCCTGCCATTTGAGGGATTCGCGGCCTGGGCTCGGCAGACGAATGATCCATTGCGGCCGCTGGCGAAGGTCCTGCCCAGCGGGGCCTCGCACCTGATCGCGCCGCCCGTGTTCGTGCAGGGGGATCCGTTCCCAGGTGGTCCGCAGACGATCACGAACATAGGCCCGACCATCGCGGGCACGGGTTCGAACGACACCAGCATCGGCGACCTTCCCTGGTCGAACCCGTCGCGCATCACGGCGGACGATGGGAGCTCGGCAACAATCAACATCAGCAGCAACGTCGTAAGCAACTGGCTCATCGGGAATAACTTTGGCTTTGCGATACCGGCAACCGCGACGATCCGCGGCATTCTGGTCGAATGGAAGAGGTTCAACAGTAACCCGGTCGGCAATGACACACTCGCCGACTTCGCCGTGCGCGTCATCAAGGGCGGCGTCATCGGCAGCGAGGACAGGTCGGCGGCCAGCAACTGGCAGCAAGTCGCCCTCGCCTACCAGAGCTACGGCGGCCTCTCGGATCTGTGGGGGCTGGGCTGGAATGCGAGCGACATTAATTCCGCCACGTTCGGCGTTGCCCTCGCGGTCATCGGGACGCAGTTCGGAGGATCGGCTGCGGTCGATGCCGTGCGCGTGACGATTTCCTACCTCACGGGCGGCTTGCCGATGGGCGCCCAGTACATGGTTTCGTCCGAGATGGCCCCGCGCCGCTTCGTGCCGACGATCGCCGGCGGTTCCACCTACAACCTCGCCGAGCCGTCGCTCTACACGCCGACGCCGGGGATCTCCTGGTATCGCCAGCAGCCCGAAGCGATCCCGGTGAAGCGGCTGCCGCCGGGCACGGGCGGAATGTCGTTTACGATCTTCCCCGACCTGGTTCAAGCCGGTTTCCCGCGCTGGTCGATCCAGCTGCCGGATCCGCTGCCGCTGCCGCGCCGGGCCTATCCACCGCAGAATCCGAGCGAGGCGCCGCCCCAGGCAATCGCCTCGATCACGGTCGATAAATGGTTCGTCCGGATCAACGATCCGCTGCGTCCGCTGGCGAAGTACGCCCAGACGCAGACGGTTCTCCCGCTAGCCCCCTTCCAGATCGACCAGGCGATAGGCTGGCTGACGCCCTCGCCGGCGCCGCTGCCCGTGCGCCGCTTCGTGCCGCTGGATGCCACGGTTGCGCCGCTCATCACGGATTCGCAGCGCTTCACGATGACCTGGCTCGTGCAGGCGAACGTCCCGAATCCGCCGATCCAGCGGCTTGCGCAGTCGCTGACCGTCCGACCGCTGGAGCCGACCCAACTCCCGGCCCAGTCCTTCGGCTGGCTCCGGCAGCCCTCGGAGCCGTTGCCGATTCGACCGCGGATGATCGATGCGAGCCAGAATACCGGCTGGCTGGGCGCCAGCTTTATCGTCGTGGCGCCCCCGTCGGCGATTGGTGGGCCCTACTTCGTGATTGCCGGCGGCGTCTTTGTGGCGGGCATGATCACGGTGGGGATTGAGACGGCATAAAGCCATGATGGCACCGAAGCAGATCAACCTGAACGAGCTATTCCATCGGGTTGTGCGTGATCGATGGACGCGCTCGCCCGATTGGGTTCGCCAGAAAAGCCGTGTGGAAGTGGTGGAGCGAATCGAAACCTGCCTGACGCTCGAGCAAAAGGCCGAAGTAGAGATCCGCGTCGAAGCTCATCGCATCCGGGTTGAAGCCGAAGAAGCGGCGATCGCCGAACGCCAGAAACGAGCCAGGGAGAAGCCGCGGTGATCTACCTCGCAACTTCGCAATCGATCCCCGGCAAGAGCGGCGCTCTGCTCATGACGCGCGTCCTGGGCGCGAACGCCGTGCCGATGGTTCAGGCCGACATTTCCACCATCACCTATACCGTTACCGATCTGACGACCGGGCTCGCCGTCGTCTCGGCGGTGTCCGTCACGATCAGCAGCACGATCTTTAACCTGCTGCAGAACGATCTCCCCTGGCAGCTGGCCACGGGCGAGACGACGACGAATCTCGGGGCCGATGGTCTGGTCGGCTACAACTTCAAATTCGTTTTGCCGGCGACCGCCCTGGTGCCCAGCGGCGACCGCTTCCAGGTGGATTTCCTTTTCACGCCGGCCAGCGGTCAGCCGTTCGTGGTTTCGTTCATGCTGCCGACGATCAAGGAATACGTCTGGTGAGCCCATGCAGCTCGACTTGAGCCGGAATTATCGAGTCTGGTCAAACGTCGAATCCGTGACGGTGGAATCCGTGCGCAACGGCAAGGGCGCGAAATGCAACATCGACCGCGCCATGCGGATCGAGTTGAACGCCCGCGAGAAGGCCACCTCGGGCGGCGTCTACGTCGGCGCCGAATTGAACTGGCTACTACCCGTTCCGGAGATGCCGCTCAACTTCATCCCGAAGCCGGCGGACGTGCTGACCGATCACCAGCTCGACAACCTGCCGTGGGTCATCCAGGAGGTTTGGGGTCAGTGCCGCGACGCGACCGGCTACCAGGTGTGGAAGGTCCGCGGGCTCGCCCTGTCGATCGCCCACCAACTGCAAGACCTGATCGACGTGCAGCGCGCGGACATCGCGAACGACGCGGCCGGAGTGCCCGTGAAGACGTTCCCGGGCAGTGGGGGCGGATCGACGCCCTACGCCCAGGTGCCTGCCCGCGTGGAAGAGATGAGCCGCGAGGAGACGGAAGAACGCGGGCTGATCGGCTTCAAGACGGCGTACACGATCTACGTTGCGAAGCCGGTGGCGACGCTGACGCTTGAAGATCGGGTAAAGTGGGTCAACGGTGGGGTGACGTATTATCTGACGATCAAGGCGCTGAAGAACGCGGAGAAGCTCGACGAGCTGCCGTCGATCGAGGCGGTACTGGAGGCGTGATGGATACGACTCAATCGCTGGTCGAAATAATCTTCCTGCTCTCGGTCGCGACCATCCTCGAGGCAATCGCGATCGGTCTTCTTCTGCGAAGGCTACGCTATGCCACGCGCCCGATCCGCGTTGTCGCTCTGCAGGCATACCCGCCTATCCGGTCGGGGAAGCGGCTCCGGCCGAACCCGCCGAGCCGCCGGCCGAATGGGATCCGGTCAATGATCCCGATGGGTGGAAGAATCGGCCGGCCTCATGAGAAGTGAATGCGATTCCCGCAGGATGAGCAAACCGTTCGCCAGGTCGGAATGAGCAGCCAGAGAACGGCCAGCGGAGCCAGAAAAAGCGGGAAGCAAAACGGGATCGCGAACGCGACAGACGCCAGCAGCCAAAGCCCAAACAATACCCATCCGACGACGCTGATACTTCTCTTCTGCCCCGGATAATCGTCAGACCCGCAGAACGGACAGGCAAAGCTACCGCTACGGCGCTGCGCCTTCGCGGGCCGGCTAGTCTCGCCGCCGGCGTCGGAAGGACTGAACACGGCGCGGCAGCCGGGGCATTCAATGAGGATGCCAAACGGGCCAGCAACTTGCGTCTGACAATGCGGGCAATTCAAGGTGTCCATGGGCCAGCGATTTTCGCACCGGCCCGTGGATGAGGCAAGCAAAATGAACGCCCGCGTGGATTGGCATGGCGACGAACTCGAGCCGAAGCTCCGCGCGGCAGTCTGGGAGGCAATCGTCCGCTGCACCGAGTTCTTCTGGGCTCACTGCCTGCAACTCCTGAACATCTCAAACCCTCCGCCGCACAAGACGCCGAGTCAGCCGGGCGAGGCCCCGCGCAAGCGGACGGGGTTTTTGCAGGGGAACGTTCAGCGTGAGTACGATGAGCCCGCGCTGACCAGCCGAGTCGGGATCAGCAAGAACGCGATCTATGGGCTCTTCCTCGAGTTGGGAACCCGATACATGCGGCCCCGGCCCTGGCTGATGGCCACGCTGAAGGCGGTCATGCCCCAACTGCAGGCGACCATTGCCGCGGTGAAGCTCGAGGGTGAATGATGCCACTGGACCCGGCCCCGGTCGAAGATGACGACACCCGGACGGCCTTCCTCGCCCAGCTGGCCGGCGACCCGGACGCCGTAACGGCGCTGGTCGGCGGGATGACGTCGGGCAAGGTGCTGTCGAAGGTCGTCCAGGGCAAGACGCCGGCAACCCCGATGCCCTACGCCGAGATCGAGTGTGAGCAGGGCCCGAAGCCAAACGAGTACATCGCCCCCGTGCAGCGCGGC